AGAAACTTTCGCGGGCTTCAACAAGCCTAAAAGAACTCCAGGAAAACCCAAAAAAAGCGCAGTTCTCGCTAAAAAAGGCTCTGAAGTTAAGCTTGTTAGATTCGGAGACCCAAATATGTCGATTAAGAAAGATCAACCAGGTCGCCGTAAAAACTTCCGGGCTAGACACTCTTGTGATACCGCAAAAGATAAATTTAGCGCCCGTTATTGGTCCTGCAAAGCCTGGTGATGAAGAAATGAAAACAGAAGAACTCTTATCCCGGTTAGAAAAACACGAAGTAGAGTGTAATTTACGTTACAAACGTATTGATGAGCGTTTACAAGAACATCATGCTTTTTTAAAGCTTTTGGACGGTAAACTCTGGGCTCTAGGGGTTCTTGTAATTTTGGCTCCGTTAATCCACAGGCTTTGGGAGTAGGACATGCGAAAATTAGGTGTGACCTACCGTAAAAGAGCATGAATTTAAAGTTTTTTGGCCTTCCTGAAGAAAACGCGGTCGTTCGCGAAATGATGGAATGGTCGAATGCTGCTTTAAACACGCCTCATCCGTTTTTTAACGGCCTTCCTCCATGTCCATATGCCAAACAAGCTTGGCTGGAGAACAAAGTTGCCGTACTTTTTAAGTATGAAGACAATTATCAGACACTTTATTCGACCATATCGCAGTTTCAAGATATTTTTGATGTCGCAATTATCGTGGATATGGAGAATAAACTAGATAATGAAGACTTTCACACATATTTAGACGGCTTAAATTTGGCGATTTCTGAAGGTTTTTTCATAGATCGAGATATTTGGCTTATGGGTTTCCATCCAGAAGACGAAGTATCGGAATTTGAAGAAGATGTTCTGTTTGAACCGTTGGTTAATCACCCTTATTCCATGATTTTTGTGCAAAGATTGTCTAAGCTTCAAGAAGCGGCAGACAAATTACGCAAAAAAGGGTATTATGACGGCTATGATGACGGGTATAACGCTCAAGACATTTTTGAATTGCGCGAAAAACTCTACAGGAGACTAAAAAATGGCGATGAATCCTCGTAAAATGAAAAAACCCGTCAATGCCAAGAAAATGCGCGGTGGTGGTATGGTTAAAAAGATGCGCGGTGGTGGTATGGTCAAGAAAATGGCGCGTGGCGGTGCCGTCGGCAAAAAAGGCTGCGCAGTAAGGAACGCATAAAGTGGCAAAACAGGGTTTATATGCAAATATCCACGCCAAACGTGCTAGAATAGCCGCTGGTTCTGGAGAAAAGATGCGCAAACCTGGTAGTAAGGGTGCGCCTACAAATAAAGCTTTTACAGCGGCTAAAAAGACCGCGAAAAAGAGTAGGAAAGCCTAATGACAACATCAGGCAGCAAAGATTTTGAGTTAGACGTCGCTGATTACATTGAAGAGGCGTTTGAGCGTTGTGGTCTGGAGGTTCGTACCGGGTACGATCTCAAGACGGCAAAGCGCTCGCTCAATCTTATGCTGGCTGATTGGGCTAACCGTGGATTGAACCAATGGACCATCAAGCAACGCTCAATAACGATGGTTCAAGGTGATGGAGAGTACGATCTGGGTACGGACGTTATCGACGTTCTGTCGGTAATTGTTAGACGGGATAGCACAGATTATGCACTAGAGCGTCTTAGCCGCAGTGACTATATAACGATCCCGAATAAAACTACTCAGGGACGTCCAAATCAGTTCTTCCTGGATCGTCAATTAACGCCAAACCTTAAACTTTGGCCGCTTCCTGACAACAGCACCGACGTTATTTATTACGACGCGCTGACTCGTATGGATGATGCAGATACCTTTGTTAATACGATGGATCTGCCGTTTCGGTTTTATCCATGTTTAGCGGCTGGTTTGTCTTATTATTTGTCGTTGAAAAGGGCTCCTCAGCGTACTCAGCTCCTAAAAGCTGTTTATGAGGAAGAGTTTCAACGTGCGGCGGAGGAAGATCGGGATCGTGCTTCCTTCAATGTTGCTCCTAAATACGACTATTATGGAGCGCGTTAATGTCTAAATTTGCCAGCGGAAAAGACTCTTGGGCGATCTGTGACCGTTCTGGCTTTAGATACCCATATCGAGTCATGCGTAAAGAGTGGAATGGTCTTTTGGTTGGTCCTGACCAATATGAACCGAAACACCCTCAGCTTGGTCCTTTCCGTAAGGTTGTTGACCCAGAAGCGCTTCGGAATGCTCGTCCTGACATCGTGGAACCTACAGATGTTTACGTTGGCGTTCCTTTGGTAGAAGATCCAACACTACGGCCAGCGCCAGGATACACGCAGGTCGGACAAGTTACGGTGAGTACGCCATGAGCTTTACATACGACCAACTCAAAACCGCAATTCAAGATTATACGGAGAATGACGAGACCTCTTTCGTCAACAACCTCCCTACGTTTATTCAGCTTTCTGAGGAGCGCATTCTCAAGAATGTACAACTTAGTTTGTTCCGTAAAAATGTTAGCGGAACGATGACTTCTTCAAACAAATACCTGTCTGCTCCAAGTGATTTTCTGGCTCCGTTTTCTCTGTCATTTGTAAACTCTGACGGAGATCACGAGTTTTTAGAGTTTAAAGACGTTGATTACGTTCAAACCTTTAATCCTGACGCCACGACGACAGGAAATCCCAGGTATTATGCTATTTTTGACATAGATCATTTTATTTTAGGTCCCACGCCTAATTCTGGTTACACAACCGAATTGCATTATTTTTATCGTCCAGCAAGTTTGACAGCAGGAGCCGGCAGCGGAACCACTTGGTTAAGCGAAAACGCCGAAATAGCGCTTTTATATGGAAGCTTAGTAGAAGCGTACCTATACATGAAAGGCGAGCCAGATATCATGGCTCAATATGAAAAAAGGTTTTCTGAGGCTATGGTTGGCTTGAAAATGTTTGGTGAGGCTAAGGAGGTTACTGACCAGTATCGCACTGGTATGGTAATTAGGCCAAAACAATGAACGTAACACCATTAAAAACAGAATATGCTTTAGATTTTGGCATCGAAGTTCGGACCACTAATCATCGTGGTTTTACCCCGGAAGAAGTAGCGGAGCGTTGTGCAGATCGCATCTTATCTGTATCTGACGAAGCTCCTTCCGCAATCCGGGATCAAGCCTATGCTTTTCGCAAAAAACTTGTTAAACTGCTTGAGTTTTACATGCGTGAGGCCATAAAAAGTGACCGGACGACTGTATTTAACGCCCTTAATGATGCGGGGCACCCGGACCTTGCAGAACTGATTAGGAGGCTATGAAATGGCGTTTACCGGAAACTTCATGTGTACTTCTTTTAAGAAGGAATTAATGTATGGCGCGCATGATTTTGCCGCCGCTGGAGACACTTTCAAGATGGCGTTATATACGTCATCTGCCACTTTGGATGCGTCTACCACCGCCTACAGCGCTACTAACGAAGTTAGTGGAACAGGCTATTCTGCGGGTGGCCAGGGTCTAACAAGTGTTGATCCAACAACATCAGGAACCACCGCTTTTGGTGATTTCGATGATGAAACATGGTCAACAGCTACGATCACAGCACGAGGTGCTTTGATCTACAATAGCACTCCAAACACCACTTCTATTGCATTGACCAACCCGTCAGTCGTGGTTTTGGATTTCGGCAGCGATAAGACGTCTACTGCTGGCGATTTCACCGTTGTTTTCCCAACCGCGGATGCCAGCACGGCGATCATCCGGATCGCCTAAATGTCCGACGCCATCGTCGCCTTTCAGGGCTGGAACTCCTCAACACTAGGTTGGGGTGACAGTACCTGGGGCGGCGACATTGCTCTTCCTGGATCTACGGGATCAGTAGGCTCTGTTACCGTAACCGCAGACGCTAACGCACCTGCAACCGGTGTTTCTGCAACATCGGCTGTTGGAACTGTTACAGTTTCAGCGGATGCAAATGTAGTTGTTAGCGGTGTTTCTGCAACAGGATCTGTCGGAAGTGTAACGGTAACAGCGGATGCAAACGTAACCGTTAGTGGACTTTCAGCAACAGGTAGTGTCGGAACTGCAACAGTTTCAGCGGATGCTAATGTTTCTGTTACAGGGGTGTCGGCCACAGCGTCCGTTGGAACGGCTACCGTCACGGCAGACGCTAACGCTCCGGTTACAGGTGTTTCCGCTACTTCAGCGGTTGGATCGGTAACAATTACTGCCGACGCTAATGCGCCGGCTACTGGTGTTTCAGCTACAGGCTCTGTTGGAGCTGTCACGGTAGCCGCTGACGCCAATATTTCTGTTACAGGGGTTTCCGCCACCGCTGAGGCTGGAACTGCTACTGTAAGCGGCGACGCTAACTTCACGGTTACAGGGGTTTCCGCTACAACCGCTGTCGGAACTGTTACAGCTCAGGCCGGTGCAGATGTGCCTGCCACCGGTGTTTCTGCGACAGGTGGTGTGGGGTCTGTAACTGCTACAGGAACAGCAAACGTCTCTGCGACGGGCGTTTCTGCAACAGGACGTGTCGGAACTGCCACTATTGCTGGAGACGCGACCGTTCCAGCCACCGGTGTTTCTGCGACAACTAACGTCGGTTCTGTTACCGTTGCGGCTAACAGTGATGTTTCGGTATCCGGCACTTTAGCGTATACTTCCGTAGGTTTTGTTTCTGTCGGTCTTGGTGCCTACGCTTATGTTACTGGGGTTTCTGCTACAGGGGCCACAGAAGAAGTAATTATTAGAACGTGGACTTCGATTGTCCCAGAACAAAATCCAAGCTATAATCCAATCACTCCGGTACAAACCTCGGGGTTCGGTGCGGTGACGCCCTCACAATCTGCGAGCTTCAGTACAATAGCTCCTGCTCAAAGTCCAAGTCACAGTGAGGTGACACCAAGCCAAGATGCCTCGTGGAACCAGATAGCAGCATAGGGTTGAAACATGCCTAGCACTTATACGTTAAATAACGGCATCACTCTTATCGCGACGGGCGAGCAGTCTGGCACTTGGGGTGATACGACGAATACAAACCTTCAGCTACTTGATACAGCGCTGGATGGTCAAGTTACAGTTACTTTGTCTTCAGCAGGTAGCTCAGGTTCTCCAAACGATTTAGAGATTAGCGACGGTTCTGCCTCAAATGGCCGTAATCGTATGGTTGTTTTTAATGATGGCTCTGACCTGGGCGCTACGGCCTATGTTCGTTTGACACCAAACGACGCTGAAAAAATCATTTATGTTCGTAACGCGCTTTCTGGAAGCCGCTCCATTTTGCTTTTCCAGGGCACCTACAGCGCATCAAACGACTACGAATTACCTTCGGGTAAAACAGCGGTTGTGTATTTTGATGGAGGTGGTTCAGGTGCCGTAGCTGCCAACGTCTTCAATAATGCTTATTTTGATGCTTTAACAACGTCTGCGGGTGCCGCTGTAGGAACCACGCTAACGGTCGGAACTAGCTTAAATATAGCAAGCTCCACCACAGTTGATGGCATTCTTGATGAAGACAACATGGCTTCTGATAGCGCCACAAAGCTGGCAACCCAGCAGTCCATCAAAGCCTATGTTGATAGCCAGGTGGGCACTGTTGATACGCTTGCTGAGATATTAGCCAACGGTAACACGACAGGCGCAAACAACATTATTGTTAGCTCAGGTCAAGCTATTACAACAAACACTGTTTCCGAAACGACCGCCGCGGCTGGTGTAACCGTAGATGGTGTATTACTTAAAGACGCAGGCATCACAGCCACTGGCGGCGGTTCTCTTACAGGAACCTGGTCTGACCTTGGTACGGTAACGACTGTAATTATAAACGGTGGTACAATAACTGGAATTACAGACCTAGCCGTGGCTGATGGTGGTACAGGGGCAAGCACAGCAGCCGCTGCGCGTACAAACTTAGACGTTGACCAAGCAGGTACTGCGGTCGCAATGGCAATAGCATTGGGATAATGTAGATGGCAAACAGCTTCAAACGCAAACTCTCTCGCTCCATCGGAACGTCTCTGACGGCGGTTGGTAGCTACACTGTGGGAGCCTCCACCGAAACAACGGTGATTGGCTTGGTTGTGTCTAATACAACGGCCTCTCAGGTTCTTGTGGACGCAACACTCAACGACGGGTCAAACGACACGTACTTAATTAAGCAAGCGCCTGTACCTAGCGGCGGTGCGATTGTTA